CAAGTTCATTTAAAGAGATTGTATATGAAAAGCTTAAAACACATTATTGACTCTTTGGGTGCAGCTAAAGTAGCAGATTTATGCGGTATTTCTGTGCGTGCAGTTTACAAATGGCGCGCATCAAATTCTCTACCAAGAACTGAATATACAGGTGAGACCAGATATTCAGAGATTCTATCTCAAGCCTTGGAAAACGGTATTTCTGCGGAAGAGATTAGAAACTTTAGTAATCCCATTAAGTCAGGCTCTGCGATTATCGCATGACTGTAATTTACCAACACTAACCGAAAAGAAAACCATAAAAACAAGGCAAAAATTATGGCAATGAAGAAAGTCATCATCGAAATGATTGAGAACATACCTGGTGGAAAAAGTGCGGTAGCAGGGTTTCTTGGATTTTCGGAGGCGGAATTAAACAATCGTCTTTATCAGACGAAAGGGCAACGCTTTAAAAACGAAGAATTGATTGCGCTGCAACTTGAGTATGGATGCACTGATTTTATCGAGGAGCTTTGCCGTAATGCTGGTGGGCGTTTTGTAAAAGATACCGATGCAGATGATTTAGATGCAGTAGAAATGGCAAATATCCAACTACACGAATTATCAGCTAGAGGAATGCTTTTTGGTGTGTTGGAAGATGCGTTAAAAGATGGCGAAATCACTCCAGGAGAAGAAGATATTATTCGAAAATTATTAAACAAGCATTTAGCTGCAACACAACACTCAATCGAGTGTGTTATTGCGCTAAATAAACGGAAATAAAAAAGCCCCTGCGGTAACAGAGGCTAATTAGTTAATTAGTATTAACGCCCTTTATCAGTCGGAGGACTTCAAAAGATGACTAAATTATCACCTAAATTTAATGAAAATGCAAATGAAAGTTCAAGCAAAACTCAAAAAGCATTAATTCTCAAAGCCTTACAACAAGGTGACCGCTTAACTCATTTGGATGCGGAAAAACGTTTTAACTGCTTACGCCTTGGCGCAAGAATTTACGACCTAAAACAACAGGGTCACAAAATCGAAAGACGAATGATTGTAGTACCTAGCGGCAAATGCGTCGCTGAATACAGATTGGTGGCTTGATATGAAAAATATTACATACAAAGAGCTTACTTTATTGGGGCGGATCATGAATAGCAGATTTATTCCAAACTCTTTCATTATTCCTAATTCCGTTGTTGATGAATTAATGGCTGACATGAGCGGTGTTGAGCTTAAATGTTACTTATTTGTTGTTCGTAAAACTAAAGGATGGAATAAAGAATGCGATGCAATCTCTTTAACTCAATTTGTTAAGTTCACTGGAGCTGGAAAAACTGCGGTGGTTGATGCGTTAAAAAATCTTGTTGACTTAGGACTTTTAGTTAAAAAAACAGGAGTAAGAAATACATCCGTTTACGCAATCAACTCGTTCGGAAATCAGACTAGTTCGGAAAGTGAACTAGTTCAGAAAGCGAACAGCACTAGTTCGGAAAGTGAACTAGTGACTAGTTCAGAAAGTGAACATACAAAAAACAATAATATAAATACCACTACTAAAAATAAAAATAATAATACACGCACTGCAAAAACAAACGTAAAAGAGCTGCTTGCTGAATATGGTGTTACAGGTCAGCTTGCTGATGAATTTATTGCCCATCGTAAATGCAAAAAAGCGCCAATCACTAAAAGAGTGATGACTTGCATTGCAAATAATGCTCGCATAGCTGGAATTGAAACATCGTTTGCGATTGAAATTATCTTGGCAAGAGGTACTTGGGTTACGTTTGATGCAACTTGGAATTGGCAATCAACCGCCTCTTCATTGCGCAATGAAAAAGCCAAAACAGGTAAATTTGATGCTCACAATGGTTTAAGAGATAGAGATCTTGGAGAAACAGAAGTTCCAAGTTGGGCTTTAGACGGTAAAGACGGTGAAAGCGAGGTGTAATCATGGATAAAAGAGAATTACAAGAAAAGCTAATCAGTCTTAAATCAGAGTATAAAAACGCAATCAACGGATTGCCGGTGGCTGAAAATCTACTGCCAAGCCAACAGGTTAAGGCGCATTGTCCGAAACACGGCGAATTTACTAAGTATGTAAGAAAAGTTGAATTTTTCAGTAAAACGTTTGAAACAAGATGCCCACACTGTATCAAAGAAGAAATTGAATTGATTGAGCAGCAAATTAGAGATTTTGATAGCGAGAAAAGAAAAGCGAAAATCAAAGAGCTAAAAGATAAATCAGGTATTCCACTAAGATTTGCCTCATCTAACTTTGATAGCTATATCGAAACCGCTCAAAATCGCTTGGCTAAGAAGATTTGCCAACGCTATGCAGATAAATGGTTAGAGCGATTCAAATTAGGCGGTGGATTGGTATTTTGCGGTAAACCTGGAACAGGGAAAAATCATTTAGCTTGCGCCATTGCCAATAGCGTGATCGAAAACCATCAATCCGATGTGTATCTAACCACTGTAATGCGGATTATCCGAAAAGTTAAATCAACATGGGGTAAAGATTCAGATTTAACCGAGGAAGATGCAATTAAATTTTATTGCAGTAAGAGCTTATTAATCATTGATGAATTAGGCGTTCAGTTCGGTACAGAATCAGAAAAAATCATTTTGTTTGAAATAATCAATGAGCGATACGAGCAAATGCGGCCAACAATTCTAATTAGCAATCTGACTGAGGAAGAATTAGGCAAATACATCGGAGACCGCATTATAGACCGAATGAAAGAGGGTCAAGGTGCAGTAATTAAATTTGATTGGGAGAGTTACAGAAAATGATGGAACAAAAATTTGATAAAGATACCTATCCAACTCCATTATCAATTTTTAATCCGCTTGATAATGAGTTCGTCTTTACTTGTGATGGTTGCGCCAGTGCTGAAAATGCAAAAGTGCCTGAGTTTTTTATCACAAAAGAACAGGATTTTTTAACTTATCCGCTCAATGATGAAAGCGTATTTGTAAATCCTCCATATAGCAAACCATTGCCATTTATTGAAAGAGCAGTAAGCCTCTTTGAAAACAATAATTGCCTAGTCGTTATGCTGCTCCCTATCGATATATCCACAAAATGGTTCACTTTGGTTACTCAGAAAGCAACTGAAATCCGTTTTATCGTTGGTGGCCGAGTTAAATTTCTAAATGGTGAAACTGGCAAATATGTTGATGTTTGCCGTGGAAATGTAATTGCAATTTTTAATCCATATCAAAAAGCGATGAATCAAGTTATCCGACACGTTCATATTGATTCATTCGAGAATTTAGAGTGGCGTAAAAAAAAGTAAATCCACTAGACGGAACATCAGGAAGATGGGCAAAAGTAAACGTAAGCAAAAAACGGAAATTTTTGCAGTTAAATATGCCAGTGGTGCGGTTGTAGCTGAAACGGATTATGACCGCAATTTACTCAAGGGGTTGCCAGTTGGAAGTGCGGTAAAAATTATACCAATTAGCAACAATCGGAATTATCAACATCATAAGAAATTTTTTGCATTGCTAGATTGTGGATTTGAGTATTGGCAGCCTGAATTTAGCGTGCTTACGCAAGCAGAAGAATGGATTGCTCAAGCGGTTGCAAAAAAGATAGCGATTGCCGCAAACGATGAAGATTTTTATCAAAGAATAACAAAGCCAATAGCTGATAGCGTGCTTGCAGATGTGCGGTTGAATCGAGAATCAAAGCTCGATTATGAGGGGATGAAAACGCTTGAATCGTATTTAGATCACGTTATGAAAAAAGCGGGTTTTTACGATATTAAGCCGGTTCAAGATGGTGGAACAATCAAAGAGAGATGGTCAATATCATTCGCCAATATGAGCCAAGAAAAGTTCAACAGTGTTTACAAAGGAGTGTATGGCGTAATTTGGAATGAAACACTATGCAACATTTATGAAAGTGAATCTGATTTAGATAACAGAATTGATCAATTAATGGCATTTGGAGGATAAGCGAATGGAATCGCTAAATTACATCATTTTACTATTAGGCTTTATGGCTGCACCGTCTTTAACCTTTATCGTTGCGATCATTTTTCAAAATTATATCACTAGAGTTATTTTCCATTGGACGGCTTGCGTTAGCATGGTTGGCTTTTGGCTTTCGATAGTGATTGGATTTGGTTATTGGTTGGCTAAACATCTTGGATAAGAAACGGTATTGGTTATGAATGATAAGGAAAAATTTGAGCGTACAAAGCCGGTTGTGAATGTTGGCACTATAGGTCATGTCGATCACGGAAAAACAAAACTCACGGCAGCAGTAACGGCAGCATTATCGGCGCGGTTATCCGAAATTGAAAGCGAAAGAACGCAAAAAGATATACAGGCTAAGTTAATGCAAGGATTAACAAAAAGAGCGGTGTATTCAAGAGGAAAATAAAATGGCTAATTTACGCAAGGAGGCGAAAGGGCGTGAATGTCAGGTAAGAATCCCTGGCATTTGCACAGGTGAAAACGAAACAGTGGTATTGGCACACTATACAAGCTCTTGGCTTAGAGGGATGGGAAGTAAGCCGCATGATATTTTTGGAGCTTATTGTTGTGCTGCTTGCCATAACGCAATCGATGGGAGAGTAAGAACAAGTTATTCCCGAGAGCAATTAAGACTTATGCACGCTGAGGGAGTATTAAGAACAATCAACATTTTACTCAAGGAGGGGAAAATATGTCTGATTGGTTAGAAGTTGCATTACCTTATCCGCCGTCAGTGAATCATTATTGGCGGCATACACGAAACGGACGGCATTATATCAGCGAGGCTGGTAGAAAATTCAAAACGGAGGCTTTGAGAATTTTACAACAATTTGATCCATTTACAGGTTCAGTGGCGATTTGCCTTGATGTGTACTATCCCGATAACCGAAACCGTGATCCCGATAATATAAACAAAGGGCTTTTCGATAGTTTAGTCGCCTCAGGATTAATACAAGACGACAACAACAAAGTGATAAAAGATTTTCGCAGCAAAAATTGCGGAATCAAAAAAGGCGGAATGGTTGTAGTAAAAATTAGAGGGCTTGAAAATGAGTAAATCAATCGAATTGTTAGTTAAATTACATAATCCAAAATGCGTTAGTATTGAAACAGCCGGAAGAGGCGGCGTGGCATTGCTTTACAAAGAGCAAATTATTTGCGCATTTGCTCAAGCTGAAAGTAAATATATGCTTGGTTATCATTTGCTAATGAGCAAATACCGCCAAGAAAAATCCTCAAGAGAATTTGTTGATAGTTATGTTGATGCGTGGTGTGAAGAGTTTGGCCATCCTGAACACGCCTCAGAGGCCTTAAAATATGTTATTGATATGGTATGTGATTTGCCGTTGCCTAGTCAGTTAAGACATATTAAAGCGTTAAGAAAACGCTATTTACGCTCACAATATGCGCACTTATCAGCATTAGACAGAGCAAACAAAATGGCTGAAGAAAATGGATTATCTGTTAATAGCGTTGAGGCTCGTCAATTAAGAATTAGAGAATTAAACGATTTGCGTAAATCCAACACTTGCCCTCGCTGCCGTGGCACAGGTGAAGTCGGTAGAGTGCAAAAACATAAATGCCCTGAATGTGATGGAACAGGTAAACTGAAAGCAACAATCTACCATTTAATGAAGTCCATTGATTGCACTGAGGCTTATTTCAAACGTTATCTCTTGTCTTTAGTGGTGTATTTTGAGCGCCATTGTTATAATGAAATGAATTGCGCTGAAGATGTGATCAAGCAATACTTAAAAAAGGAATTACAACAATGATTAATTTAAAAACAACAGATGCGGAGCAGAAAGTTGATACGGCAGTAAAAATGTTTATTGGGTTAATGCTTGATTCAAAAGATGAGCTGAATGCTGCCAATATTGATTTTGTTGGAATGTTTGGTTCAACACCTTACGATGTTTCTACATCATTTATCATTGCAAAAGGCAATAAGAGATTTAATTATACTTATACAATCTCAATAAGAGAAATTGAGTTTATAAATCCAGAATTATTGCCAAGTCTAATGAGATCTAAATCCCAATTAGCTATTGAAAAAATAAAAGAGCAACTTATCAAAAGCGTGAAGTAGATCACAGTTTGGTAAAAATTAATCTCCTATAATTAATCAGATTAGTTATGGGAGTTTTTTTATGAAAAAATTTTCAGTTGTTTTTGCTGCACTTGTGCTTTGTGGTTGTCAATCAGGTGCGCCGTCTTACTATCAGTTAGATTCATACGAATCCATCGTTAAAGAAATTGATTCTATTGTTGCAACAAAACTATGGATTCCAACCAATATCAGAAACGTTGAAACCGTAAATGATCGCGCTTATGGAAACGTGAAATTAGCATCTGATTTTTACTACAATAAACAAGCAACAAGTAAAAAAGATGTATTTAACGTATTGATAAAAGCTGATGTAACGGCTAATGGTGAGTTATTTGGCCGCAATCTATCATTTAGCGAGTTAGATTGCAATGATGCAAGAAATAGCACTGTAAAATTAATATTGCAAAGTATTCCAAGCATAGATGGAGATAAACCAGTTGCCTCAAAAATGACGTTGCTAAAACAGGACGGAGTGTTTAATGTGAAAGGTAGAGCATTCTCGCCTGGTGAAGTTTATGAGGAAATCAATAAATACATTACAGAACAGGATGCTAATAAATCAGTAGACTATGAAATGTATAAACTATCTAATGAATTCAGAAATATTGTTTGCTCAAATAATTAATAAAGCCTTTTGTGAACAGTGCTTTTTAGCTAACGTGAACAGTGCGAAATATTAGATATTTGTTGACTTTTTGCTAATTTTGCACTAATATTCACAAAAATGACCGAGGTGTATTTATACATCTCGGTTTTTTATTATCAATCGTGGGATAGCCTAAAAGATAAAACTGGCTTTAATCCGAAATGTTAATTGCAAAAGCTATCTCCTTATCCAAATAAGCTCGCATATCTATGCGGGCTTTTTTATTACCTATCAAACGATGAGGGAAATCAAATGCCTATGAAAGATCCAGATGTATGGGCTTT